CATGCCGCGGATGCATTTAGATACCTTGCATTGGGAACAAGGGATTTAACAATTAATAAGCAACAGCTCCCAACTTTTGCTGACAACGAGTATAGTGTATTAGGAGGGTAAATGGGAGGCATTTTTAGACGACCAAAACCACCACCACCGCCAGCTCCACCGCCAGCTCCGGCTCCGACGCCAGATGCAGGATTGGATGCGAGGAAAAAAGAAAGATTAAGATATGGTAGAAGAAAAACTATATTAACAGGTGGACAAGGTGTGGAAGAAGAAGCTGAAATAGCTAAAAAAACTTTGTTAGGACAATAATAAATGAATGGTGATATAGTAACTCAAATTATTTCTAAACAAGAGTCTTTAAAAAGTTTTAGAACTCCGTGGGAAAACCTATGGCAGGATTGTGCAGAATATGTCAATCCTAACAGAGGAGACTTTTCTACAATTCGTCATAGAGGTACAGCTAGATCTGAAAAAATATTTGATACAACAGGCCCGTTAGCTAATGAAAATTTAGCATCTGGTCTTCACAGCTTTCTAACTTCTCCTTCTCAAAGATGGTTTGTACTAAAAACTTTTGATGATCTTTTAAATAGAGAATTAGAGGTTAAAACATGGTTAGACACAGTAACTAATATCTTATATGATAGAGTTTTTAATATCCCAAATACAAATTTCAATTCCCAAGCACATGAATTATATTTAGATTTAGGTTCATTTGGTACAGGTGTTATGATGGTACAAGATAAAGCCGGAGCTCCTATATCATTTAGAACTTATCACTTAGCTGATTGTTTTATACAAGAAAATGATGCAGGTGTTGTTGATACATTATATAGAAAATATAAAAGAACAGGTCGACAACTTATAGAAAGATTTAAAGAAGCAGTTCCTGAAAATGTAGTTAGAATTGCAGAAAAAGATCCTTATAGAGAATTTGATGTTATACATGCAGTTGAGCCATCTGAAACTTATGGCATGCCTCTTAAAAAGAAAACAGAGAAGAATTATAAATCTTGTTATGTTTTAATTGAAGAGAAAGCTCTTTTAGAAGAAGGTGGTTTTGATGAATTTCCATATATGGTTCCTCGTTGGCAAAAAGTTGCTGGCGAGATTTATGGACGTTCTCCATCAATGACTTGTTTACCAGATATTAAAATGGTAAATCAAATGATGAAGACAATTATTAAAGCTGCACAAAAAGTTACCGACCCACCATTACTTGTACCTGATGATGGTTTTATATTACCTGTAAGAACTGTTCCTGGTGGATTAAATTTCTATCGTTCAGGTACACAAGATAAAATAGAACCATTAATGACAGGTGCACGATTAGACTTAGGATTAGATGTAGTTCAAAATAGACGTGAACATATATTACAAGCATTTCACGTTGATTGGATGCAACTACCAGAAGGTAAAAATAATAAAAATGGAAACATGACTGCTACTGAAGTTGTAGCGAGACAAGAAGAGAAAATGAGACTTATGGGTCCAATGGTTGGAAGATTACAAGTTGAATTTTTAGGTCCTCTTATTGATAGAGTATTTAGAATTTTATCTAGAAGACAATTAATTCCAGAACCTCCTCGTCAATTAGAAGGTTTGGAAATGAAAGTTGAATATGTATCTCCTATTGCTAAAGCTCAAAAATCAAATCAAATGTTTACAATTACTAGACTATTTGAAGGCATGGCACCATTAATGCAACTGAAACCTGAGTTATTAGATAATATGAATGTGGATGAAACATTTAGATATTTCCACCATTTATTAGATGCTCCACCTCAGATATTAAATGAACAAGAACAAGTTGATCAAGAGAGACAAGCTAGACAAGAGCAACAACAACAAATGATGGAAGCTGAACAAGCTAAAGTTCAAAGTGAAGCAGGGAAAAATGTTGCTGATGCAAATTTAATGCAGAGAGAGGCAAGTAAAGTTGGCTAAGGATAAAAAATTAGGATTAGAAAAATTACATGAACACTACAAAGCAGTGTTTAATTCAAAAGATGGTGAAATAGTTTTAGATCATCTTTGTAAAACAGGATTCGTTTTGGATACAACGCATGTACCAGGCGATTCACACGAAACAGCTCACCGTGAAGGAATGAGACGTATCGTAGTGTCAATACTCAAGTTTATAGGAAAAAAACCTGAGGACTTTAAAAACATGATCAACCAGGAGGCAATAAATGAGTGATCAAGAACAAACTGGGTCCGTATTAACGGGTAGCTCGGACGCTTCAACTACAGATGCAAAAGCACCTGCAGATTGGCGATCTGGGCTTCCTGAAGACGTACGTAATGACCCTTCACTATCTGACATCAATGATGTTGGCAGTATGGCTAAAAGTTATATAAATGGCCAAAAACTAATTGGTAAAAATAGAATTGCTTTACCAACAGAAGGAGCTACTGACGAAGAAATGAGTATGTTTCATAGTCAATTAGGTAGACCTGAAAAAGCAGATGGTTACCAATTTGGAGATAGACCTTCCCTTCCTGAAGGGATGCAGTACGATGAGGCTTTTGAAACACAATTCAAAGACTTGTCTTATAAAGCAGGTTTAACTCCTAATCAAGCTAAAGCTATATATGATGGTTACCATGATTATATAGGTAAGAAAACTGAACTTGCAGGAGAAAGTACTGGGCAGCAATCAGCTGAATGGGTTAATTCTCTTAAAAAAGAGTTTGGAAAAGCTTACGATGAAAGAGTCGATCTAGCTCAAAGAGCAGTTGATTCCTATGGAGATGGAAATCTTAAAAAATGGTTAGCAGACTCAGGTAATGGAAACAATCCGATGTTTGTAAAACTATTTGCTAAGATTGGAGAAGGTATAGCAGAGGGTAAAACAGATGCAGCTCAAGCTAGATCTTTTACTATGACTCCAGATCAAGCACAACAAGAAATTGCTAGGTATAATAGGGATAAAACTTTTATGACGGCGTATACATCGGGAGATCACGCAGGGCATCAAGAAGCTATTACAAGAATGGATAGTTTATATAAATTAGCATACCCTGATGAAACACCAGGTACAACGCTGTAAAAAAGATTGTACGAATTTACTTACTAGTTATATAGTAAGTAATGATGGGTAGCCGCAAGGTCCATCCGTCGACTGTACCCACAGACGTAAACAAGGGAGAAAATGTCTAAGGTTAATACTTGGGTAGCGTTTTCGATTAATAAGAAAATGACACAATGGAGGCAATAGTATGTCAACACAAATAACAACTGCTTTTGTCAACCAGTACAGAGCTAACGTTGAGCACCTTTTACAACAAAAGGGTTCGAAACTTAGACCTTTCGTACGGGTTGAATCACAAAAAGCAGAGTTTGAATACTATGATCGTATAGGATCTGTTGATGCGGTAGAAGTTACATCTAGGCATTCTGACACCCCTCTAATCTCAACTCCTCATGATAGAAGACAAGTATCATTGAGAGATTTTGATTGGGCGGATATGGTGGACAGAACTGATAGAATAAGACTTCTTATCGACCCAGCATCTCCTTACGCGCAAAACGCCGCTTGGGCACTTGGCAGAAAAATGGATGACATCATCCTGGAAGCTGCTTTTGGAACTGCAAAAACTGGTAAGACTGGAAGTGGAAGTCAAGCTTTTGATGCAGCAAGCCAAATCGCTGTGAACTACGTTGAGTCTGGAAGTCCTGCAAATTCAGGACTAACAATTGGTAAACTTAGAGAAGCTAAAAGATTATTGGACGCGAATGAAACTGATCCTTCAGATCCAAGATTTTGTATACTTACTTCTAAGCAAGTCAATGATTTGTTACAAACAACTGAAGTAACAAGCTCTGATTATAACGCAATCAAAGCTTTGGTACAAGGTGAAATTAACACTTTCATGGGCTTTAACTTTGTTAGAACTGAAAGAGTAGATACAGACACAAATAGTTACAGACGAGTAGTTGCTTACGCAAAGAGTGGTCTTCTTATGGCTGTTGGGGCAGATATCAATGTTGATATTGGGCCTAGACGTGACAAAAGAAACTCTACCCAAGTATATTGTTCAGCTTCTTTCGGGGGAACTCGAATGGAAGAGGGCAAAGTGTTAGAAATAAAATGCTCAGAAGCATAATAGGAGAATAAAATGGCTGTTACAACTCAAAAAAGTACCGAGTACACGAACGCTACTGCAACTCCTGTTACTTTAAATGAGGCAAACGTTTATCATGGCAGAGTAAGAATCGCTTACTTTACTCATGATCAAGACGGAGTAGGAGACGCAGGTTCATCTGTGGCTCTTTGCTCATTGCCTGCAGGAAAAGTAAAAGTACTTCTGTCACAATCAAAAGCTTATGTTAACTGGACTACTAGTTCAGCGACATTAGACTTAGGTTGGGATGCATATACTAACATTAGCGGGACTGCGGTTGCTGCCGATCCAGATGGTCTTGTAGATGGCTTAGACGTAGATACAGTGGGGTACCAAACATTAGAAGGTGCTCTTGCTACAATTAATGCTACGGGAGGCACACACACTTTTGAAACACAAGGTGGTGTTGTTCTCAGAGCTACATCTCCAACGGCTATGGTGGATGGCGACGATCTAGTAGGCTACTTACTTTACGTAGTAGACTAAACTAAATAAAACTGAGGGGGCTTAGGTCCCCTTAGTCTAAATAAGGAACTATGGCAACAACAAAGATAAATATTGTAAATAGAGCATTAGGATTACTAGGAGCAGAATTTATATCTTCTTTAACAGAAGATAC